GCCGGTGACAGCACAATCCGGGCGCTTGGTGGCCGTGCCGAGAAGTGTGCCATCCTTGTAGAACTTGAGCGTTGCCGCCGTGGCGACCATTGCGAATGTGTGCCAATCGCCGTCCGAGGTATCGACCACACTGCCGATTACTGGGTCATTGTCCTGATTGCCAGTGATGTAATTGACGGTCAGTTCGCCGGTATCAATCCACTCGAAGTCCCATTCTCCGGTATTGGTCCACGTTGGGAGAACGTCTTCGGTCCAGAAGGCAGGCCAGCCACCCGCAGGCAGGTTCGCGCCAGTCGGCACCCGCATCCGCGATTCGATGATGCAGGGCCATTTGACAGCCTGATACCCGCCCGAATGCACCGCAGACGCAGATTGCGGGCGGTCTGGTCCCGTTGACGCCGTGGTATCCCATGACAGCGCCTTCTCGGTCGCAGTAGAAAGGCGTGTCCCAAGGCTTAGAACACTCCCGCTGACCGAGATTAGATCATTAACGCTAGACCCGATGGCAACGCCCCGGTTCGCATCCTCATATCCTGTATGTTCAGGCGACCAGTAATAATCGTTCGATGCCCCGTTGATGGCGCGGCGACCACGGCGGCGATGCGAGGAAATATGTTTACCGGCAGCGTTGAATGGGCTGTAAAGATCGAGCGCGGTAAAGTCCTCGCCGCCTGCGAGGCGATAGCCCTCGTAGATCGTCGCCGCCGTACCAGCATCGCCGACAGCCACGCCGCCGATGACAGCAGGCGCGGCAATCCCGCGCCCCTTGGATGCCGCCGCCATCAAGATGGACCGGAAGCGCATCAGGTAAAGTCACCCGATGCCGTCGCGGTCACATTCGCGCCGGTTGTGATCTTCCACGCGCCCGATACGCTGTAGGCATCAATCGGCACTGTGATTGGGCTGAGGTCGGCCAGCGTCCCGGTCGTGAACGTGAATATCACCGTGGCGTTGTCGAGCACGGTGCAGGTTCCTGCCGCCGTGGTTGTGGGCTGGAACACCACATGGCTCAGATAATCGCCCGCTGCACCAACTGCGCCCAGAACCTGCGCGGTTTGCGAAGCGGCAACGGTTTCATACATGCCGCCTTTGACAAACTCTTTGCCGGTGGACGTGTGGACTGCGCGCATCTTAGTATTCCTCTGTCGGTTGGGTCATATTGGCAACGTGCACCTTCGCCTCGTTGTCAATCATGGTTTTGTGCATCGCCGCTTGGGTGTTTGCCGCAATCTTGCGCTCGGCAAGGTCGGCTTCGATCATCGCCTTTTCCTCGGCCAGCGCGGCTTCGAACTTCAGGCGGATAGCCGCAATCTGCATGTCCGCCTCGGCCTTGATGCGGGCCACTTCCAAATCAGTCGCCGCCTTGATCTTGGCCTTTTCCATCTCGATCTGGCCTTCGACCTGCGCCTGTTGCTGTGCGGCCTGCATCTGCATTTCCGCCTGCTGCGCCATCAGTTCCTGCGGGCTTGGCCCTTGCTCGCCCTGCTTCGGTTCGAGTATCTCGATGAGTTTGTCTTTATTCTTGAGGCTGGACGCTTCGACCAGCATCTTGACGGCCTCAGGCGGTGCGCCTTGCGGGAACAGTCCCGGCAGCATCTTGGACAGCATGTCGAACTGCTCGGCCTGAATCGTTGGCGTGTCCAAACCCTCATCGAGGATGATGTCGACATCAATCGCCGAAACGTCGTTTTCCTTGCCGACAACCTGTTGCGCCATCGGGTCGCGCATGGCTTGGTCAAGCTGCTGCAACACCTCGGGCGGCTGCGACTTGAGGTTATCCTTGGTCACGCCCAACTGGTCAGCCAATTGCTGAATGGCGGTGATCGGACGGTTCAATCCAACGAACCGCAATTCCTTGTCGCTGCCCGCCACGCGAATCCAGCGCTCTTCGGTCCACACCTGCTTAACCCGCGCCCATACCGAGGTATAAACCGCCAGTGACAGCACCCGGATACAATCGAGATACGTCGCAGCCTCGACCATGCCGCCCTGCTGCTGCGCCATCACCGCGCGCCCGGACAAGGCCTGTTCGTTCTTGCCGCCCAATGCCGCATTCGGCCCCATGCGCTGGATATGCGCCTGCGCGTCCTGCATCAGCGCAATGTTGCCCGCCGTGATGTCGTTGTTCGGCATGATGTCGAATTCGCCATCATCGGCGATAAACACACCATCTGGCTTGGCTGCTTCCTTGCGCACGTCTGCCGCGCTTAAGCCGGTCGCCGGGCTGACCCGCACCTGCCGCGTATTGATCGAGTGCAGCGCCTTGGAACGATGCTTGTTCATCGCATCCTGCGCGCCGATCATCGTCCGCACTTCGCCATAGCGGTTGTTGTCGCGGTCGATGTACAGGCTCACAGCTTTAATCGGGCATTCGGGTTCGCCGTCCTCGCCCAAGTACGGGCTATCAATCGGTTCGACCACAAACCCAGCCTTGGTAAAGATGGCGAACTTCCACCCGCCGTCATCGCAGTAATGCTCGCACAGCCGCACCCGCTTGCGCTTGTAATCCGCCCATAGCCCATGCTTGGGCTTGTCGTCGTAGGTTATGTCATCGCGCGAACTCTGCCACGTCGCCTCAATGGCTTCCTCGGCATCGGGCCATTTGCGCTTAGCCTCGGCAACGTCCATCCAGATGACCACGCCCTGATATTTGGCGTCGGCAAAGTCAAACTCGCTGCTGGTCGGGTCAGCATAATGCCGGTCCCATGCAATGCGGCGAATCTCAGGGTCTTTGCCGTCCTTGGTAACGCCGACCATGGCGATGCATGTGCCTTCGACGGCCAATTCCTTGGCGCAGATCGAGCGCTTGTCGTCCCAGCGTGAATTGTCGCACACATAGCGAATGGCGTCGGTGGCAGCTTGAGCCGCCTTGTCATCATCGGGATTGCGCGGGAACGCCTTGGGGTCTTTGCGGGTCTGCTTTTCCAGCCCCATCATGGTATTGACCTTGGGCTTGATCTCGTTGAGCACCAGCGACGGTTGCCCGCGCTTGTTTAGCGCCGCCTCTTCCGCCGCCGTGAACTGCTTTTCGTGGTAATAGTCGTTGTCGCGCTGGGCCAGAACGCGCGCCTCGCGGGTCGCCTGTTCGGATTCCTCGAACTCGCGGACGTATTGCGTGAGGGCGTCTGCTACATCGTTTTCCATGAAGCAGAATCCTCCTTTGCCGTCTTGTTCCAGCGGTCGCGCGGGCCTTTGGGGGCTTGTGCGGTAACAATCGCCGGGTGCGCCTGATCTATCGCCCGGCCTATCAGGCTGGCGGTGTCTACTTCGTCGTCATGCTTGCCTGCGGGAAACACCAGAAACTCGCTCAGGTCCGCACCCGGTTCGAAATGCACCCGGCCCGTTGCCGCCATCGCCTGAAACGAGCGCGCCCGCGTCGGCTTGTCGGCAACGCTGGGCATCCATTCCAAACGGCAGAACACCCCGCGTTCGCGCATCCGGCGCTTGAGCATCGGTTCGATTGCCTTCTGGATAACCCCGCCTTCGCCAAACCAGCATAGCGGCTTGTACTTGGCGATCAGGTCCAGCTTTTCCTCAATCCATCGGTCGCTGGCGGTTTGGCCTTTCCATTGCGCCACGCGGTACACATCGCCGTTGTTGCCAATGCCCCAGACCGTGTGGACCGTGTAATCGCCGCCGCCGTCGGTCACCGCGTAATCGCTGGTGCCGTAGTACCGAACGTCAGGCAGTTTTACCCAGTTTGTGAACCATGCCCGCTGAAAATAAGTGCCGTCATCGGGTTGCGGTTGTTGCTGGTACAGCGCCGACCATTCGCGCGGCCCGATGGTCGCCTTGATCCGCGCCAGCGTGTCAACGCCATACCATTCCGGCCACAGCGCTTGTCCGTCCGCGTTGATCGCGGGCATCGAGAGAACGTCCCATTGCCCGCCGTCTTTCTTGTCGCCGTCCTGCTCGAGCAACCGCCCCGCAAGGTCGTCCTCGTGCCAGCGGGTGAGAATAACCACCACCGCGCCGCCTGGCATCAACCGCGTGTAGAGCGTCGAGCGATACCATGCCCAGACCAGTTCGCGCCGCCGCTCGCTGTCGGCTTCTTCCCGATCCTTGAACGGGTCATCAATCAACGCGATATGCGCGCCGCGTCCGGTTACCGCCGTACCAACGCCCGCCGCGACATATGCGCCGCCGTGATTGGTATTCATCCGGTTCGCCGCAGCGCTATCAGGGGCCAGCGATACGCCAGGAAACACTTGCCCGAATTCAGGCTCGCCCACCAGATTGCGGACATTGCGCCCGAAGTCATTGGCAAGATCACTGTTGTACGATGCGGCGATAATCTGGCGCTTTGGATCGCGGCCCAAGCACCATGCCGGGAAACGCTTCGACGCCAGTTCCGATTTACCGTGGCGCGGCGGCATGAATATCATTAGGCGGTCGATGTCACCGCGTTCAACAGCTTCCAGTTTGGCCGCGATCTGTTCGTGATGGCCAGCGCGTTCGTAGGCGGGATTGGTGTACTCAGTGAAGCTTAGGAGCGACCGCCGCGCCTGCCGCGTGTCCAGTTGACGTTTCAGCGTCTCCAGTTCCGCCAACAAGGAAAGGGCCGAGCTGCGCGGCAATATCGCGGATGCGGGCTGCAAGCTCGTCATCGTTCAACTCGCTATTGTCGTTGATGTTGAGGGTCGCTTCCTTGGGCATCAGTCCAGCCACCATGCGCACAAAATCGCCGGGCTTGTCCGCGATCATCGCCGATATGGCTTCCGCGCCGCTGGTTTCCCATGCTGCGAGAACGTCCGACAGGAAGTCCTCTTGCAGTTTGTTGCGCGAACCTTTGGGGCGTCCGGGATTGCCGGGCTTGAACGGGATGCCGATGACGCGTTTCGCCTGCGTATTTTCGCTTTCGTCGCTCATGACTTGACCGGCCATCCTGCCGCTTCCAGTTCCGCCACCTGATCGTTCAGCAACTTCATGCGCCCGTGACCTTTAGCGGCGAACCGGCGCAGTTGACCATTCTTGACCGCTTCTATTGTGGTGGCATCCGGGAATTGTCGGACGGCCCATCCTTCGAGAGGGTTTATGGTGTGGCTTTTCATGTCGCCGTATCCAGTACAATCTCAGGCGGTGCAGTCTGCTCCATGATCAAGTCGGCCAGTTCGTTCTCGATCTGATGAACCCTTGCGCTAACACATCCGGCCCGACGCTTGGCCTCGGTCAGCCGCATGTCTTGGGCTATCACGTGCGCCTCTGCGTCTTCCACGTCCTGCAATGCAGCGTGTTCGGTCGCGCGCCATAC